TATACCATAATGCCATGGAGGTGTGTCTTCGCAAAGGATGTATTCCGTACGAGACCGAGCGTGTCATCCCGATTACATTCGAGGGTCACACGCTTGGAAATATGCGGGCGGATCTCATTGTCGATCAACGTCTGATTGTCGAGCTCAAGTCCGTCCGGGTCATAAAGGATGAACACCGAATCCAAACCCGGTTGTACCTCAAGTTGCTCGGACTCAGTGAAGCGCTTCTGATTAATTTTCCGACGGCCGCAGCGACTGAACCCGAAATTGAGCACATCTCATACACTATTTGATGTCGCAATGAATTCCCACTTGAGTTCATTGCAAATGAGTTTCCAAATTTGGTCCTGACGGTACAGTTTGTCTTTGGATTTGAGTAACGGAAAACATGGTAGATATTCATCCTCGCCTAAAAGTTCACAAAACTTGTAGAGGACAAAACTGTACGACAAAAAATTCTTTCGATCTTCCGGACAGTGCTTTTCGAATGGTTTTTGAATCTGACCAAACATGAGTCGAAGACGATCCTCGAGCGGCTGGGGCATGGTTGGCGGCTTGACGCCGTTGAGGATGGTTGTAATATATGGTGCATGTTCGTAATACTTGTTGAGACCCAGCTTTTTTAAAAGTTCTCGAACTTTTAAATGTGTAATTTCTGTGGTACGATTTATTTTCTGTTTTTTAAATTCTAACCTTAACTGTTGTATGACGTCATCAGGGACACTTGTCGACTCTTTGGCTTGAAATTGAGCGACCCATTCGTTGAAATGATTTTCGCGCTTGTACGAATAAACGACATTTCGATCCATTTCTTGTTCATCTTTAAATCCACGTTCTTCGCATAGAACATATTCGACCATTCCACAGTTTTTGCATATATTATCACTCGTCGAAGCTTCAACCGTACGGCTAAACCATGTACCGCAACCAGAACATGGTGTCTGGTGACACGGTCCGGGATTCTTTTTAAATGATACTGCTACTTGTTCAATGTCACGCATGTATGAATCATAAATGTCCTTCCGGGCAACCCCACCGGGTCGGTCGGTTGTGTATTCACGAATGTAGGGAATGCATGATGCGATATATTCACCAATATCACCCCCTGATTTTTCTAAAGTTTTAATTTTTTCGTAAAACTTTCGTTCCATTCTAATTTAGGTGTTATTTTCTTTAGACGTCAACCTTTGGTGCCAAAAAGAATTGAATATCTCCAAGATTTGCAATCGAGTACCGAAACACTATCGGCATATCCGAGTTTTCGGAATCTTGAAGAATCTGGACGCTCGCACAGAGGTTAGTCGCCTTGGTGAACATGTTAATGTACTTGAGCGAAAACACGTTTCCGACACGGGTGGCCGTGTCACCCGAATTGCATTCCATAATGGTCGTCTGATCCGCAAAATCACCCTGACAACTAAGTTCGAGTGTACTTCTGTGACGGAATATAGACATGTTAGACGAAAGATTAGCCATGTCACGTGTGATGCGCTGAAAGTCAACCGATGGTATCGTCGTCACCAAGTTCATTTGAATCTCTGGAACATCAAGAATATCTTCATTAATATCCATCAACTTCAGTTTAAATGAAGTCTTTGAGTTTTTTACTGTATTTTCAATATCAATTTCGAGTACATCTCGTTCCTGAATTCTGAATGTTAGGCTGTCGTTCGATGTCACCGACTTGAGAAGCTTGTAGGTGTTGGCCATGTTGAGTCCTGCAATGATTTCACTCGGGCACTCATACTCTTCAAAATTGTCTGCCGGCATGGACATGTGAATCAGTGTCACGCGTGCGGTATCGAGCGTCAGAATCTTGATACCGGTCGGTTCGAAATAAACATTCACATCGTTGATAATGTCTTTCAGGACCTCGAAGATGGTCTTCAGTGCGCTCGCCTGAATCGTTCGTAGGTACATAGCAGACACACGGTTGGTTTTTTTATTTGACAAAATAATTTCTGGCATACCATGCATTCACACCGGTGGCTTCACAGAGCAGATGAAACACCGCCCCGCTCACAAACACGGCTGGAACCACTGACATGTACCGGCTTACACCCATAAAAACGAGGACGAGCAGCGCACCGACAATGAGAGCCTCGAGTGCCAAAAGGGCCAAAGATTTCATATTTAAAAGGATACTAGACAATTTTTTAACTGGAGCTGAACAGTTCAAAAATCGCCCCCAGTGCGGTTCGAACGCACGACTTGCAGGTCCCATGCTGTTATAATAACAGCCTGCCACTTTCGGTGTAAAAACTACCGGCTGAGTTATAGGGGCACGAATTCTGACTTACCGGTGTCGATCCGGTTACCAAAGCGTCTACAGCGCTTTGCGCTTCCGTTGCGCCAAAGTCAGAAGAACCTTTTAACGACTTGTTCATGTCAAGGTTCTAGCGTGATTTGAACACGCATTATCAGAGTCAGAGTCTGGTGTACTGACCGTTATACTATAGAACCCCGGGAACCTTCTTCCCCACTCTCTATATGTTTCGTTTCTTTATCTACATAGTCTGCTCGATACGCGAATAGCTGCGCGAATAGCTCATACGACGCATCAGCATGTAAAACAGGCTCAGAACCAGCAGGAACACGATGGAGTGCAGGACCAGGCCACCGGTCTTCGGCAGGCCCTCCTGGGTCGCCACCCAGGAGCCGAGCAGGTCACGGGTCGTGCGGTAGGTGGCCGGGTGAGAAACGGCAATGAACGCGAGAGCTTTCAGCAGCATCATTTTTAGTATATGTCAATAAAATAATATGAATGGTCCTTTGAAGCTCGGCCTGTTTCTTGTTTTTTTCACATGGTATTCGTACGCCCTGCGTTGGCTTCTGGATATGAAAGAGTGTGAGTGCGCCCGGGATGACTGGCGGCGCCAGTATCTCCAATACTTTTTTGTCGCCATGATGTGTTTGATGTTCTTGACTCTCATGAACATTACGCCATCGATGAAACTTGTGACGGCCGTGTCGGTCCTGACGCCTTTCATTGTCGTGACGTACACAGGTCAACTGCGCTCTTCTGCATGTGAATGCTCGGTGGCGCGCCAACGTGATGTTATGTACTGGATTTCTATAGCACAGATTGCAGGAATTATTTTGTGGTTCCTTATTAAAAAATGAACGTATTTGTGCCGGCAACAATAGGTCTTGCGTTCCAGAGCATCGTCCTGTCTTGGATTTTCAAGCTCGAGCGCCAGTGCAACTGCTCCAAGGATTGGCGTCGCGATTTCATAAAGTATTATTCGTTCACCGGTGTGGCTGTCCTTCTCGTGGCGCTCGCCAAGTTCCGTCTGCCACCTGTTGTGATGATGACGATCGCCCTGGCCGGCCTGGTCAACCTGTATTCTGTGCTGTCGTACATACCCATGCTGAACCGTAACGCATGCACGTGCGCCACAGAGGATGACTGGCGCGACAATTTCATCTACTGGTACATGATTCTGTCGGTCGTCATGGTGGTGCTTGCGACGGTCGTGGCCTCCCAGAGATAAATTATCATTCTAAAGTATCATGACTCCGCCGCACACGCTCATGGTCCGAGCGATGAGCCCCAAAACACTCGTGCGGTATGCCGCAACCAGTAAAAATGCATGGAACGCGACAAACGTCGAGCGCCGTCGAATTGATACGCTCAAGCGCGTTCTACGTCGACGCATCGCCCGTAAGAAACATTTTGATGCGTTCGGGCCGTTGCGCCGGCTCAAACTTCCGTTGTTTGAAAATCGGGCCGCAGCCGTACAACGGTTGACAATGTCACCCGGGACCGTACAACGTGTAAAAATAGCCCGGGCCAGACGTGAAGCCGGTCGCGCCTACGGAACATATGTACAGACCGGTAACTGGAACCAGTTTGTGCGCGTCCATATTAAATCGGGCGGAAAACCGAACATCAACCGGTTAGAAGCTAGGCGTATGTACAACTAGTCTACTTCTTCTGGTACTCGGACATTGCATCCTGAACCTTGCGTGAAATGCGGGCCTCGAGTTCGGGCGTCATTGGTGGTGCAAGTGACGACCCGTAACTGTCCAGACCGAACATGTCGCCTGTGGCACTGTCCGTGCCGTCGAGCATGGTGGTTGCCGGACCGCCAGACCCAACCGGGTCAACCTCCTCGACTGGAATCATGGATTGCATCCATGCCCGAACCTCCTGACCGACAAGAAGCTTTCCGTCGTTGGTCACGAGTGTCGGCACACGAGTAATTTGACGAGACGGAATGCCGTGCGTCGTGACGTTGTGGAACCGAATGATGTGCAAGAGTGCAGGGTTCTCCTGAATCTCCTTGATGACCTGGGCAGAGTACTGACACTTGTCACCGTAGACCAGCGTGGCCATATTACATCTTACACAGGGAATCCGTAAATTTTTTTGACGCACCTAAGTAATGAAGAACCAGGACCTTTTGTTGTTCCTGTTGATTGCCATATTTGGGTTTTTGATATGGAACCGGACCAATGGTGAAAATTTCACGGATGTGTCGGCTGACAAACCAGTCGAGCCCGCCACGATCCAGACTATCGTCAATGCCATCCAGGCCAAGGTTCCGGACCTGTATCCGATTCAGACGGTGTACATCAACCCTTTCCAGGGTGACCAGGGATCCATGATATATAATGCCCGTATCATGTTTCTGAACACCCGCGGATATTTCGGTGTCCAGTATGACGTCAAGGCGGATTCTCGTGGGAACATTCTTGAAATGTCCGAGCAGCCTGCACCGGACATGACCGGTCCGTTCATGGCGTACACTGGCGACGGTTATGAAAAGTTTGAAGACATCCAGGTGGTTTTGGACCAACAGTTTGCCGATCTGAAGACACAGGTTCCAGGCTACGAGACTAAACTGGATACGTTTTTGGAAACACAATCGTCGTATAATCGGGTGCGCGCCACCCAAGCCGCCCGTGCTCCGTACGAAAAAATCGCCGCGACGACCGGAAGTGCAGGTTACCTAGGCTCGGGTGCGCTGGTCTATTCGGAATAGAAAAGCGTCAGAATACTAGTACATGTCGGAGCTTGTGTCAGCCCGAGAACTTGCCGAGCGTG